CAAAACAGTGCAAGCATGGTTATATAGTCAAAATTGCCAACGCTAGAATATCTGAAGAGGATGACTACTATCTACGCTTTGATGGTCTAAATGATAGAGACGGTACAGGTTCTTGGACAGAGTGTGCAAAGCCGGGTATAGCTAAGACTCTTACAAACATGCCTTTGGTTATAGAAAGATCAGCATTAAACAACCCCGGTACAGTAAACGAGGTAGCTGTATTTACTATCAGACAGTTTGTTTATGCTGATCGAGAGGTAGGAGATGAAAATACTAACCCTCTACCATCCTTTCATAATAAACGTATTAACAAAGTATTATTCTTTAGAAACAGGCTAGCTATTTTAGCTGGAGAAAACGTTATATTATCTAGAGCAGGGACTTTAGGAAAACCTAACTTTTTTTCTGAAACTGCATTGACAACCAGTGCAAACGACCCTGTAGATATAGCATGTTCTTCTACCTTTCCATCAGAACTATTTGATGGTATAGATATAAATACAGGTCTAGTTGTATTCAGCTCAAACCAACAATTCTTGTTATCATCTGACGACACAGTTTTTAACCCTGATACTGCAAAGCTACGTAGTCTTGCAACTAATAATTATAACATAAAAATACCTCCTATATCACTAGGTACGACTATAGCTTATCTAGACAACTCTGGTAAGTTTAGCCGATTTAATGAAATGGCTAATATAGCTAGAGAAACAGAACCAAATGTTGTAGAACAAAGCAGAGTTGTTCCTACAATAATACCAAAACAAGTTGACTTACTTACTGTATCTAGAGAAAATGATGTTGTTCTTATAGGTAAAACTGACTCAACCGAAGTTATCGGGTTTAAATTTGTTAATGTAGGCGATAAACGTCAACAGTCATCATGGTTTAAATGGAAGTTCAATAATCCATTACTATATCACTTTGTTATAAACGATGAGTATTACTTTATAGATACTGATAATTTTTTACAAAGTGTAAGATTAGTTCAACAAGAAACAGATCCCGCTATTTTACAAGACAATGTCGACTTCTTATTACATCTGGATAATCATACTCTTCTTGACAACGGTAGCTTTAACCCAACTACGAATATAACTACCTTTACAGGTGTTAGTTGGCTACCTTTAGTAACAACTGATACCACAAGTTCACAGTATACTCTAGCTATTATAGATAGTAATACTAACTCTACACGTGTTGGTAGGTATGCAAAACCAACTATCAACGGTACTACTTTAACAGTACCGGGTAAATGGACAGATACATACCACATAGGTTACATATATGATTATACTGTAAAGTTTCCTACACTATTCGTAACTAGAACTCAAGGTCAAGGAGTTCAAGCTGATGTTAACTCATCTCTTGTTATACATAGAATCAAACTTCACTTTGGTAAGATAGGTCTTTATGAAACAACACTCGAACGACTTGGAAAAACTAACTACACAGAAGTATACGAATCAACTGAACTTGACGAGTACGAAGCATCTGATGCTCCATATATCGAAGAGTTTATCAAAACTGTCCCAGTCTACGAAAAAAGTCAAAACGTAGATATTACACTAAAATCAACTCACCCTGCCCCAGCTACGCTATTAGCAATGTCATGGGAAGGTGACTACTCACCCAAATTTTACAGACGTGTCTAAATTAGACCAATACATACACCCAATCACAGAGGAGGCTGCCAGAGAGGTGGCCTCTAATCTACGT